CAAAAATTTTAATTTCATGTATAATTTCTTCTTTCATTTTTTTCTTAGCAGCTCTCTTATCAAACTGTCTACCAATCTTACCACCGACTTTACTACCAGCAATACCACCAACAATGTCACCTATTGGTAAAGGTCCATCAACAATACCACCAGCAACACCACCTACTACAGCACCTGTTGCAGCACCTGCCTTTTCATACTTACCATCACCAACCAGTTTCTTTTGATTACCCTTTGCTGCTTTTGCTTTTGCACCTTGACCTGCTTTCACTGCAGCATCTTGTCCTTTTTGAACTGCTCTACCACCTTTCTTTCCACCAACCTTAACACCTTGACGGACTAAAGTTCCTACACCACCAACCTTTTCATCTAATTCTACCTCTTCTTTCATCTTCATAACAGACTTGCCATATCTCTTTTTGACAGTTTCAAGTGCAGAAGGTCCTTTGTTTACCTTCTGTGTCTTCATCATTTCTTTACTTGGTGACATTGTAGTCCCATCTTTCTTATCCTTAGATGGTTTTACTTTTCCCATATCTCTTGCATGATCATATCCTTCCTCATTTACTGAAGATGGTGTAGTGTCAATTGGAGTTTTTTTTTCGTCTACTGGATGCTCAATGACTTTACCATCAGCATCTTTCTCATGATGTTCCTTGTATTGACCAATAACTTTTTTCTTATCAGCAGTTGTATAAGGTGCAGCACCTGGTTTACCTGCACTATACTGACGCTTTGCAGCTGCCTTTACATCAGGAGAAGGTGTCATCTTTGCTTTCCTTTCCTTTGCAGCCTTCATAGCATTTGCTTTATTAATAGCATCATTTCTTGCTACGTTAGGATGTAATGCTTCATCAACTTCTTCACTTGGATCAAATCCCATCTTAAGACCCATTGCTCTCAACTTATTTCTTTTGAGATTCATTCGAGTTCCAATTTCTCTAGAGTCCATGTCTGGTGTTATTTCCTTAGACATAGCACAATCCTTTTCTTTCTTCTCTTCTTTCTTTTCAGCAAGAGGTTCTACATGCTCAGGATCCCAGTGATCCTTCATTGCCATCTTAGTAGCAGTTGCATACATAACTTCTTTTGCACGGGAACCATAGCGAGACTGCATATCAGCAAAGTTCTTCTTCATCCCTTTGACGATATCTTCTTTCTTATCTACCTCAGTGTCAGTCATTTTCTCTTGGAAATCTGTGAGATCAACAACATCAACATCTTCCAGTTTGATAGCACTTTCACCCAACTCAGGATTAATCTTTACAGTATTCTTAATACCTTTCTTAGGATTTACCTTTGGATTGTTGCTAGTATTGCCCATGATCTCAGTGATCTCTTTACTAGAGACATCAAGATCTTCCTTCATTTTGCCCTTGATCGCCTTACCAATTGCCTTACGACGATTATGTAAATACTTATCTGACTTATCTACGTCACCATCATTGTCGATATCAGCATCTGACTTACCAACTGGATCTAATTTTTTACCTGCTTTTACTTTTGCAGTATACTCTCCCTTTTTCTTCTCTCCTTCATATGGTATACCATGATCAGTTGGATTTACTGACTGAACATTTGGATTCTGGCGAAGTTCAGACTTCTTGGTTTGATCTGCATATCTAACATAAGCCTTACCACTCTTATCTGTAACTCTTACTTTCTCTTTACCATCTTTAATTTCTTCANCAAGAATAGGAGCTCTAAGTTCATCAAATGCTTTACGGAATGGGTTAGAATTATAAATCTTTGATTCACCAAAGAGTTTCCCTCTCACTGACTTCTTTTCCATGGCACTCATATTAGTGTTTGACATGTACTGGGAAAATGCCTTGTCTAATTCAACGTCTTCTCTTCTTGCTCTATATCTAATATCATAAACTGCTTGTTTTATTTTCTTCTCAGAACCACCACCCTGATCAGCAGAAGCTGCAGCAGGTTCCGATGATCCACCAGTTGATCCAGCAGGTGCCTTACCTTGAGTCTTACGTGGGGCTATTTCTTCTTGGAGATAGGGTTTTCTTAATTGCCCAAAAGCTTCAGAAAATGGATTAGACATAGCTAAATTCAATAATACTTTATTTCTTCTTATTTTTATTTATCTTAGTAAAAGACTTTACTTTTTCAAAAGGCGTCATTCTCTGTACATGTGACCTATAAGAGTCGGTGCCAACCTCATGAACTTCGTTGATATCCTTTATCCAAGACTTAAACATCATGCCTTCTTTAGTAAGAGCAATGACATAATTTGTACCTTGACGAATGATCCTTCCTATCAAACCATGATTTAAATTTTCAATCAAATCACCAACACCAAAGACGTTCCCAGAAACAAAGTTTTCTCTTAAATTAAAGAAGTCTAACTTAGGTGCAATCTGCCAAAGTGAACTTTCTTCAATGCCCATGTTTCTACGAACTGCATTATATAATTCTTTGGTTTTCTTTTTGTCTAGTGATTTGGGAATACCATTTACAAAAGTATCAAAGTCACCATCGCCTGCTGCCTTGCGAAGTTTCGATGCAGACATACCTTCAACACCTTCTGCATCAGGGTCTCTTTCTCCTGCAGAAACAATATTGATATTTTCAAAATTATAAAGTTGACCGTTATACTTGTTTGCTAAACTTTCAAACTCTCCTCTACGATCAGCACCTACAACAATGTTTACTTCACTGTGACCATCAGCGTATGCAGACTTGAGAACATCAAAAATGGTACGCATCTTTGTGTCATGAATAATGTTGTTTGCATGATCAGGAAACATTGCCTTCATGAAACCAATTTTAGTTTCAGAATCTAAAGGATTTTTCTTGGAATCTTGTGAATGAGATGGATATACTTTATATTCACCATCTGCAGCAGTTTTCTTTATTGTCTTTAATAGTGCTTCATGTCCAACAGTGGGTGGATTGAATCTTCCAAATCCAATAGTTAGAGCACCTTTTGTTGGTTGATCTTCTGCAGGTTCTTCAGGTGCCTGTTGTTGATCATGAGGAATCTTTTGTCCTACAACAGAATCTTTATTCGGAGTAGATGGTTCATCTTCACCAGCACCTTTTTTCTTACCAAAAAACTTCAGAGATCCTTTTACAGTTTTTGCTACAAGTTTTCCATTGTTGTCATACCAATCGCCATGACCATTCCCCTGCAACCCCAGACGTGCTGCCTGTTGAGATGCAGTGCTTGTTGCTTCTTTAATGAAATCAACAAAATTCATTTCTTATCCCAGTTTTTTGCTACTGTAAAATTGTTTCTACTGAACTCAAAACGATCTACAAGTTTGATGGCATGACCATTCTTGATGGCAACAAACCCCTCAGGAGTAGTTACTTTATATCCATTGTTGATACGAACAAATGTCCCAATGGATTTTGCACGTTCAAGTCTACGAATAATAAAGTTTTTTGCTTGGGTAATGTTCATGTGAGAAGCAATTGTCATATAAATGCTTCTTTGGTTCTTCTCAATAAACCTGAGACCAAGTGTTTTGATACGTATATATTTATCCTTACCCAATTTACTCTTCTTAGAAGAAACTTCTTTGTCTAGAACATTAGCATAATACCTAGAGAAATCATTAACAACAGCAGTTGCACTGTTTAGTTTCTTACCTTCTCTAACATAAGAGTTGAAAAACTTTTTGAAGATAGTTGGCATTGCATAGTCTGATGTTTGCATTGTATTTAAAAAGACTGATGCTTGCTTGAGAGATCCACGAGAACGTGAAACTAGAGCAGCAAACTTCAACCGATCAACAGCACTAAACCTTGAAGTACCAACAGAATCAGTAAAATTCGCAGAGGGAACAAAAATATCTTTATGATCTTTAATATTCTGTCTGAATCCAAACTTTGCATCCATCGAAAGTAAGGAGTCACCACTATATTCCGTATGAAATACGATCCCCAATACCGCCTTGGATACCTTTTTAGAAAGAGAACTACCAACAGGAATGGTATAAGTGATAGTATTAGGAGTGAAACTAATAACTCGGTCTCCACCGATAGATAATATTTTTTTGTCGTTTGTAAAAAGGAGATCACCTTGGACAACTCCTTTAATGTCGAGTTTAGGAAGATGCCTGAGACATGCTTTAAGTTTAGAAGCAAGTTGCCCAGTATAATAGTTGTCAATGTCACCGTCTGAGTAGCATACTTTAGCATTAGTTTTATTGAATACTGACTTGGTGCCTACAAAAAACTTCTTTGTTTCAGGATCTGTTCCACAAATAATTGCAGGCGCACCATCCCACTTGGTAGTGATGTTGACTTCGTTTGGTCGTTGATGAAGAAACTTACCAATATCTTCTAGAAAATCTATAACATCTTTACCACCTTTAGACCCTCTGTTGAGGATCTCATCTTCTATATGCTCTAAGTGGGTATTTTTCATATACTTATTATAGCAGCATCTATTACCTTTGTACAGGTATAGTGGACACTTTATATAGTGTTACACGTATTCTTTTACTGTTCTTCCACCAAGTGGATTTATAGTTATTCTAGCACCCTTAATTCCATGATCACTTCTATCTCCTTTATATACTGCTAAAAGTATTGGTTCGTATAAACCTGATATGGGTTGTCCATTTGATTTTGTATGAATTGATGAAGTTACTTCATAAGAAGATCCAGTCNTTTTTAATTTTACTGTTCCTTGCAATAGAACATCTACGTTATTAATTCCAGTACGAGGTGCTCCTACATCTTGTCCATAGACTGCCATTTTTTTAAGTTTTGGACTATTTATTTTTCTACCTACAGTTGTTGCATTTGGCATTCCATCAGGAAACATACCTTTTAAGGTTTTAATAAAGTCCTGTGTTTCTTTATGTTTATAAATTTCGTTTGCGTTTTGTTGTGATGTACCTGACCATTGTTGAAATCCTTTTGGACTTGTACCATCTTTATGAGATATAAACCCTACTGCTTTCCCTTTAGTATCAACAAAACTAAAGTCAGATTTTGGCATTCCTTTAGTTTTAATAACAGATTTAACTGTATAATTATTCTTTCCAACCTTCACTTTAACGTAATCAAATCCAGTTGAATCCATTATTTCTGTTAATTGTTTATTTAAACTAGCAACTTCTTTATCCTCTGCTACTGTAGTTTTTTGAGTTCTTCCAGCAAACTCAGAAGTCTTACACAGTTGGCTAAGTCTAACCTTACCTTTGGGATTTATTGTTTCAAATAAAATAGTTCCTCTTTTATCTTTTAACCGTTCAAAATCTTTTAAAGAATATTTTGAATATTCCGTATGAAGCTTTACAGTTTTTCCACTACCACATTCTATGGTAAATGGTTTTTTAAGTTTAATTTTATTTAAAAAAATAGAAAGATTATTTCTTTTAGCGAGTTCTGTTGTACTTAGACTAGCCATAGCATGACTATGTTGATAAGTGTTCTTCTAATTCTTTAATCAATTTTCTTCTACTATGTCTTCTATCTAACTCAATACCTACGGTGCGTCCATAGTCCTCAAGTTCATTTTTTGACATAGAGCGGAAATCTACAGTTTCTGCTATTGCATCTGCAATTTCTTCTTCTGGTCTAGGTGCTTCCTCTACCACAGGAGCAGGTGCAACTTCTTGTTTGCCACCAACTAAATCTGAAAATCTACTCATGATCTTTTAGTAATCTATATCAACTATTTAGCATCGTCAGGTAGTGCATCTAACTTCTCTCTCATCTGTTCTATAAGATCTTGTGAGTCTATTAAGTTTTCAACGTCTGCTAGGAATGAACCTATGTGTTTTGCTACGTAAGGTTTCTCACCTCGTGCTGCAAACGCAAGAGCATCTCTCAAATGTTCTTGTGCTGCTCTTAATGAATCTTCTACTTGTCTAGTTAACATTTTACAAATCTCCTTGTTTACGGTTTTCGGAATGGTGTACATCAAACTCTCCACCAGGATAACGTGCTTTGAGTTTGTCTACGTTCATCTCAATGATTTCATCAATAGAAACATCAAGTGCCATACATGCCTGAGCAACATACCACATGATGTCACCTAGTTCACGTTTCAAGTGAAACAGGTTTTCTTTAGTGGGTTCTTTACCCTGAAAAATAATCTTCTTTACAACTTCAGTAAACTCACCTGACTCTGCACATAATCCTACAGCAGCAGTAAGAAATCTATGAGTATCAAAACCTTTTGTTTGTAGATTTCTTAAACGATCCTGAAAATGACCACTATGTTTACTCTCGTCAGACGTGACAGCATTAACAAACTCTAAGTATTTGTCGGTGCTAACACCTTCCGCATATTTTTTAATATCTTCACCAATAATTTTTACGTCAGCAGTAGGTTTTACTTTGGGACGTTTGGATGGTTTAGGTTTTAGATCAGGAATTCCAATGTTCAAGGGATCATTTCCAAGAACTCGATTTGTGTAACTAGGCATAATTAAAATTTAAGGGAAGAGAATTTCTTAGAATATTTAGACTCGTCATTATCGAGTTTGTAAGGTTCTTGTGCATTGTAAGTAGTATCAACAATATCTTCTTGAGCAGACTGTTCACAATCATATAACCTCATCTTTCCTCTATCAATACCCACGATAAAACGTTTGTAGATAGTTGGATCATTATATCTATTCTTTAATTGTTTAACCATAATTTGATTTAACCCCTCAAGTTCCTCCGTACTAATGAGAGCGAACATAAGATCAGCAGTGGCAGGGAGACCAAAGGATTCTGACGTATCAGTAAGGTCAAC